CCATAGATTGGTCTAATGGTAAATCTTCTAGCACTGCTGGATCAAGAACTGCTGCCATAAATAGTTCTTATGCAGCAATCTATTTCCCACATGTGAAAGTGTTCAGCACATTCGATGGTAAGGATCGTTGGTATGATCCAACAATCTTTGCTGCTAGACAAATGGCTTTCACTGATAGCGTATCAGAAACTTGGTTTGCTCCTGCCGGATTCGTCCGTGGAAGACTTACTAAACCCACTGATGTTGAAGTTAAACTCAACCAAGGTGATAGAGATACAATGTATAGTGGCGGAAATGTTATAAACCCTGTTGTCAACTTTGCTCAACAAGGTATAACAATCTTTGGTCAAAGAACAGCCCAAAGAGATCCTTCAGCCTTGGATAGAGTTAACATCAGAAGAATGATGATTTACATTAGAAAGGTTATCTTGGCTTCAACAAGAAGACTTGTATTCGAACCTAATGATGAGTTTACTTGGGCAAGAGTTGAAAGCTTACTCAATCCATTCTTCGCTGACATTGCTCAAAGAAGAGGTATTACACAATTCAAAGTTGTTTGCGACTCCACAACAAACACTCCAATAAGAATTGATAGAAATGAAATGTGGTGCAAGGTTTTAATTAAACCTACTAAGACTGCTGAAATCGTAGTCTTTGAACTTAACCTTACAAATCAATCAGCACAAATAGGTTGATAAGGAGATTATATGGCAACTTATTCTGACTACCGTGGCGCGATAAATGCAGAAAGCCCAACACCTTTAAAAATTTCTACTTCACTTGATGCAATAAGATCATATCAATTTGAAGTAGATTTTAGAAATATTCCTGCTCTAGGAGATTACAAGGAAGGCGATCTACAGATTGGTGTTAATAAAGTAACTGCTTATGGACCAAAAATAGACATGGTTGAAATCCATAGGGTAAATGATATTGTTAAATATCCCGGAAAGATGAAATTTGAAGGGTTATCAATTACATTCGATAATCAATTATTAATCCCACAATATGCTCATCTTTGGGAATATATCAAATCAGTCTTTAATCCATTAACTGGACAATACTACACTCCAGCGACTGGAGCTAGATCAATTGCTTCAATTAAAACTTCTAAGATAATAGTGCGTCAATTAAGTGGGCAAAATACTCCAATATCTGAAACAACCTTCTGGGGAGTATTTCCTATGGAGTATGCAATAGCAGAACAAAAATACTCTGAATCAAATACAGTCAATACCATAGATGTTAAGTTCTCCTTTGATACTATGGATATAAGAACTATCACAAAGCCTCAGTGAAATAAATAAATATTAAAAAAATACCCAATCTAAAATATTTTAGATTGGGTATTTTTCCTTAGAACTATAATATAATATGGATTACTTTAAACAATTACTAAATAGTTTTGATGATCTAAAAAAAAGGAAATTTAAATTAATTTATATCGAAGAGGCTGCTCAAATAAATCCACAGTTAAAAGTTAAAGCCGAAGATTATATTAATAGAGCAAAAGCAGCAGCTAGTGCAGAACCTCCAAATAATAAAGTATTAGTGCAAGAAATACCTGATTCTTATGTTTGGGTTGCTGTAGAAGGTAAGTCGGCGGGTAAAGTAGTTTTTAATGGATTTCCTGATTTTAGAAAAGGAAAAGGTATACCTGTAGAAGCTGCGGGTGCCGCAGGAGCTATGAACTTTGCTGAGTTTGCAAATTTATTAGGGGGACAATCACAAGGTTCTGAACAAGAGCAAGCATCACAAGAACAAGCCGCGCCTACTGAAGCATTGGTACAACAAGAACCTATTGTACCATTAATAAATGTAACACAAAATACCCTCCTTAATGCATTTAAAAAAATACAAAACTTTTGTAAAGAAAATCCTAATGCCCCAGTTTGTAATATTAAAAAATCAGGATTAGAAACTTCCACAGGAGAAAAATTTACTTCGTCTGCAAATACTGCGATATATGGAAGATTACAGCGTGCAACAAAAGTAACATTTAATACTGAAATAAATGGTTATGTAAAAGACAAATTAGAGGATGCAAATGTTGATATTGCAGCAGATGCTTACGATCTGTTAGTGGATACTGCTATAAAAAATAAAGATTCTTCGTGTGAATCTTTCCAATCCTCTATTTTTTATGTGGCTGGAGCAGAACCTCATCTTTTGCTTAAATCTAGTTCTGGAGAAAATTCCGAGGGGGTTGTTTTAAAAATAGGTCAGTATGAAAAACAACTTATAGAAATGGCAAAGCAAAATTGTAAAAAAATAAATAGGGTAAAATTAGAAACTATTTATAGCGGAGCAAAAAGCCAAGTAAAAGGTGCTTTGTCTGAGACTACAGTTGATTTTTATTATCTTTTAAAAAAATATAATTCAACATCAGATTTAAAAGAAAAAAGAAAAATTTCACAATTTGTAGCAGGTTATTTACAAGAAAAAATAGCTACAATAAAAACTATAGCAGATGAATTAGCATTGGTAGGTGAAGATCCTACTGATGTTGAATCTGCATTTATTAATGAAGTTTTTAAAAATGATTCATTAGTGGTTAATGATTTGGTTCAAGTGAAAAAATTTATAGCGAGAGAAATGTTATATCAATCAAGAGTAATAAATAGATTTTTTCCAAATGCATCATGTGCATACAATTCTTCTGATCCCGGTACAGCTAAAACAGGTGATCGTCCAGATAGACAATTTATTTATACTGATAAAAATGCTGCAATGGCAGACTTATCTAAACAGAAAAGAGGAACCCAAAAAGTTCAAGAAACAACTTTAGGAAATTTAAAACAAGCTGTGCAAGCTAGATGTGCTGGAGCTATGTCTTGTCAAGAACAAAAAGATTTTGAAGCAATGTTATCTTCTGGTGGATTGATAGATAAATCAAATAACACTAAATTATATTTAATTTCTTCTGGACTAAAAAGATATAAAGAACTAGATGAAATAACATTAGGATCAATTGCTAGTTTGGATAGAATGGATCAATTATTTACTCCTAATTATGGAGGAGATAATAGATTAGCAGAAGGATTCTTACAGTTAGTAGATCAAAAAATGGGGTTAGATCAAACATCTTATGATGCAGTTTTAGAAATACATAATGATTTAAAGACAACAAGAGAAGCTATTGAATCAACAATAACATCTAAGTATAACTTAACTACAGGAAAAAAACCAGACTTTGCGGATCCAAAACAAGTTTTAGAAAGAGTATCTCAAATATTAAAAGATAGAACATTAGAAACAAACACATCAGCTAAAGAAATAGTTAAGATGATTAAAAAAGCATCTAAATTAAAAAAAGATGAAACTGGAAAATATATAGATGAAAGTAATTTACTCGGTAGAATAGCAACAAAAATAAATAAATTTGATTTAATTAACAAATATCAAAAATTACTAACCTCTACTGATGCTAAAAAAAGAAAAGCTTGTGAAGATTATTTAATAAAACAAACATTAATTAGCGGTTCTACAATAGATGATAACATGTATCAAACAATTATTGCTGATGATGGGTCTACTTCTGTCATACGGCATAATGAAATTTTTGATTTATTATTAGAAGCTAGAAAGGCTGGAAATTTAAAAATTGAAGTAACTGGAACAGGAGCTAAATTTTTATTTGCTGGAATGTACTTGGATTTAAATATTGGAACTAATAAAAATAGCATAGGATTAACATCTAAAATAAAGAAACAAGTAATTTCACAACTAAATCAAACACCAGATATAAATTCTATCCCAATGACAGAAAATATAGAAAAAGAATTAATGTTATTTAAAGAATTTTTTAAGATACAAAATCAATTATTTAAACTAGTTAATAAATAAAGAATCATTTAATTCTAGTATTTGATCAAGTATATTTATTTCATATTCCTCAAACCCTATAGTATTATAGAGTTTGGGGAATATGTTTTTTCTAGAAATAATTATTATTGGTTGCCTATCTTGCTGAAAAATAATTATAAAATCTTTTTTTGCTCTAACTGAATCTCTTTCAGCTTTCGTTATAAAATCCCACACTTCAGAACTCTTATTAAATAGACTGTAAATATTTGCTTTGTTATAGCCTTTTTTACATTCTATAATAAATTTAAAGTTTAATGGAGTTATAAGATCCCCAAACATTTTCATATGATCTGGAAGATTATGCATTGTAGCAAATGCCCCAGATCCGGGAGTTCTTGCAAACTCTGTTGTATTAAATTTATTATTTAGCAAAGAACAAACTTTTCTTTCAAAAGAGTTTCCTTTAGAACGACTATTAAGTCTTTTCTTTTTGGACAATTGCGATTTAAAAACATTAGGATCGAAAGAATCTTGTAACATATGATACCTCTGAACTATAATAGTAGTGTTAGCGACAGTGAAATGTCCACTGATGCAAAAATAAATGAAACCCAAAACTCCAATTTTGATTTTTCAAGATGGAAAATACGGCACCAAAGCCGAAGAGATGGTAATAACATGAGACTGATTATTAATTTGGACAAGGATCAATCCCTTGCATTCAAAAACTTTTCTAAGATTGTAAAACCTCAAGAAATATCTGATGATGATTTTTTAAAGACTATCTTCCTTACAGGGGTTGAAACCATGAATGATAAGTTAACTCAGATTATAAAACAATATGCAAAAGATAATAAAGCTGAGTTAGAAGCCTCTGGAATCTCCGTAATCGAAGGAGATGATGGTGATGTTAAGCTCCAAGAAACTCCAAACGAATGATCTTAGTATGTTTAAGCTAACTTTTCTGAGTAAGGAAAACGATCTTAATAAAATTCTCAGAAACCAAAAAAAGAACAAGGATAC